TTACGCTCAATCATGCTTTCTTCTGCGTGCCGGACTAATTGCACGTAACGATCAAAGATAGCAGATTGGAATTTCTCCGGAACTACCCCATAAGTTACCGGATTTGCTTGCAAAACTTGCTGGCGGGCAGGGCTCAGTAACTTATTAGCTACAGCCGACTGCGCTTGTGCATTATAATTCGAGATTTTTACAGCAGGATTAGCAATATCAGCAGCAACTTTAGCTACAGTGCGCTCCACAGCCTCTCTTGAAGCAGGGGCGAGTGGAAGTAAGTTCTTATTCGTTAAAAGATCAGTAGCCTCAGGTGACCCCTTAGCAAATTGGTCCAATACTTTCTCGGAATCAGAGGCAATATTAGCCCTCTGAATATCCGGATACTTCTTTTCCAAGAATGACGGAAGATTCTGCTTACCAATTTCCGACATTTGCTGCTCGGCAGCGATCAAACCCTCCTGGCGAGGGCTCAGAACCGCCCCGGACTGGCCCACATCTGCCGCCTCCCGAACGACGGCCTCAGCAGCACCCTCAACCTCGTCCAGTTCTTGAGCACCCTTTTTAAGACCCTTGGCGGCTTTGATCGGACCCTTTACAGCACCAGCACCGACTAAATTAAGAGGATCAAGAGCAATATCGCCCAACAGACCATACACAACTGCGGACGTATTCTTCTTTTTCAGTTCCTTTTGTAGATATGCTTCGGCCTCAGGAGTTCCAGGACCTAATTGCTGGTATTCCTCACTCTCCTTAATATGCCTTTCATCGGCCGCCTGTAGCACATCAATAAAGGAAGTCTTCTCTTTACCAGATAACCCTTCCCAAGCACCCTTAAGAGGATTCCCACCCTCATTAGCTAAAGTATCAACGGCCTCTGCTACTGCATAATTAGGCCGAGAGAGTTTATCCAAAATCCAAAGACCAACACTCTTGGAATGCTGACCAAATGACTTATCTTCTTTGATTAAGGAAGGCGCGGGCTGAATATCAAAATCAGACCTCGCCTTCCTTAAGATCATGTTTGCAAAATCAGCCTGAGAAGCAGTAGGACGTGTGAGGGATGCAATTAAGTTAGTGGGCATACGGGCAGACTGAATGGCGTTAAGCCGTGCGACGTAATCGTCAACATAGGTCATTAACCTACTCCATAAAGCAACTTATATAGAATCTGTGTAGCCTGCATGAGAGCATTCTTGCTATTCGGGTCTAATTGCTGAGCCGATTGTGAATCAGCAATTAACCTAGCAAACAATGCCGGGTTCATTTCTACCCCTGCACTATTTCCTTCGTTTCGACCCCAAATCTCAGGACGCTCATACATAGCACCTTGAATAACCGAAACAATATCCGATCCGCGACCAGGTGCTAGTTGCTCAGCAAAGGTAGCCGTCTCTTGCCAGGGATTAAGTTTTTGCTCACCTGCACTTGAGCCGGCACTACCTGCTCCACCACCCTGTAATTGAAGCAGTTTCATAGCTAAATCAAGTTGTTGATTCTGAGCCTGAGAACTACGATCAAATAGTGCATTCTGATCAGAGAGATAATCCCGCTGTTGCTGATACCCAAATTGAGTATTTGCTACATCACGTTGGTAGGCAGCATCAGCTAATTTAAGCATCAAATCATTAATAGACCCAGCCCTCTGGGACCTAACCCCTGTAAGATCAGTGTTAGATTGAGCGAGATAATCCTCTAACTGACGACCAATATCTTGACTCGACTCAATACCCTCAGCCCGAGTCGCATTAGCAATTGCTCGATCATAGTCCTGCTGAGCATTACCTTGCATTGACATAGCAGCCTGCTGAGCTTGTTGCTCCTGCATTGACATTTGATTAGCAAATCGCATATCACCTTGCTGCTCAGTTAATTCCTCATTTAAGCCTAAAGACTCAATTCCGAGCCTTTTAGCCTCAGCCCTTTGAGCAGCAGCATCCCTAGCATATCCAGCCGCAATTTGATCACGCTGGTCTTCATACAGATTCTTAGACTGTGCTTGAGAAGTAGCGTACCTAGTCCTATCGGCTACAGCGCCACGATCCTCAACAGCGCCTAATTGATTATAGAGATTTCGAACAGTCGACTGACTCGTGGCAGCACGAGACCGAGTTGCCGATTGCTGAGCCAGAATCTGATTGATAATCGGATTAAATTGCTCATTCACGGCCGACATTGCTTGATTCTTAAACCTATTAGGATCATAGGTAGGCAGTTGCTGAGGATTAAAGCGAGGCATTTGGGAGGTGCCCTGGGTAAATTGCCGCAACTGAGCAAGAATAGCCTGTAGAGGATCAACTTGAGGGAGTTGTGGTGTAAACTTCCCCGCTAAAGGACCTCCTGGATCATATTCTGAATAATGACGTGACGTAGGATAGTTAGGAGGTCCTTGAGGCGTAGGGGGAGAGTGCGTAGACCGTCCGCCTGAAAGGATATTTAACATATCCTGAATTTCATCACGAGTACGGATCAGGTCACGATCCCGCTCATTGATGTTAATATTCCTACTGCCGCGTTCACCAATGTTTGCCATTAGATACCATACTTTTCCGTACGACGACGTAGAGCCTCAGCCCGAGCATTTTGAGACTGAGTACCTTGCTCATTACGGAATTTATTTAGATCATTTGCTAAGCCTTGAATGAAAGCAGTCCTTTGCTCACTCAAGTCACCATATTGATTTGCATATTGAGAGTTTAAGTCACCGAGACCTTGAGTATATAGGCTTGATTGTAACATTCCACGAGAGGCGAAGTCATTTCGAAGGTCTTCTGTAGCCTCGCCCTTAGCCAAACCAATATCACGGTACATGTTCTGGTAGTTAGTATTGTAATCACCACGAGATAGAGTCTGATCAGCATTAAAGTCAGAAAGAGCCTTAGCATAGGCCGCTAATTGACGCTGATAGGTCGTGTCACCTTTAAGAAATGCATTAACATCCGGCACCATAGGCTTAGCCGGCTTCGGCGGTTGGACTGTCCTAGCCGTCGGAGGGGTAGAGCGACGAACAGAAGTAGAACGACGCCTACCACCTTCACGACTAACTACACGACGACGCCGGTAACCACGATTACCACCATCATCATTACTACTCCTAGACCTACGACTCCTATAAATAGGAACTTGGCTCGCACGTTCAGGCTTTAACTTACGCCGAACCCTCGGCCTAGCCGTATTACGTCGCACAGTAGCAGGTGCTTGCCTATTACTAGCACCCGCAGAATCAATATCTGCCATTTATACTGTCCTTCCCGGGGGAGTACTGAGATAATCTGCGCTCATATAACGCTTTTTCTGATGCGCTTGAATCCTCTTTAGAAGGGCATTATTTCTTTGCCTTGTTTGATACAAGCGATCGCGTTCTGCATAGCCCTCAACATCAGTTAATGGGCCAATATTAGGAGCCGAAGACATACCCCTGTACGTCTTCGATCCAACCGCATACTTGTTGAAAGCCATACCTCTATCCTAGCACTTATGTCAATGACTTACTAACATGTTGCTTTGTGCCAATTAAGGTAGTAAAAGTAAAGAATCTCAAAGGTCCTGTCACATTCGTCCCATCGTAACTTAAACTAAGTTGAAAATTTATCTGCCTAAAACGTAGAGATTTCTGGAATTTGACAAATTTACGCATAGCAGACTGAGAACCAACTACTGTCTGAACGACAAATGGTACAGACAATGGCTGATCCCAGGTATTTCCTGCAATACTACCCCACGTAAAAGCCGCCAAATCCCCCCAAGTTACAGAGAAATTGACTACAACAGGTTGCACAATACCACTAATTAGTTTAGTAGTTGATACATCTGCACCCCACCACATAAGCCTCTTGTAACGATGGGGTACTCCATAATCATAGTTCTTAGTTTTAATAAGAACAAAAATAGTTTCAGGATTCGATCCATCAATGATATCCCTCATACTATGGATATCATTAGAAGATGAATCTGCACTTGCCATAATATAGGTAGGAACAGCATTCACTGTACCACGAATAGGAACGGCTACAGGAACACCGGGATACCTAATATCAGCATCCCATCGAGTCCATACTTTTGTTTTCAATCCAAATAAATATAATCTATTAAAATATTTGACTAAAAGACGATCGCCGACCACAGCACAATAAGTAGGTGATACCCACGGGGCAGGTTGTGTGGCATCATAGAAAAGAGGAACTTTGGCGTTTAATTTAGAAAAGTCATAGTTTACAACTTCATACACATTGTTCCGGTGAAGAACATATAATTGATTTTCATAGGCTGCAACACACCAACGAGAAGCAACACCAATACCATCTTTAATTTTACGAGTAATAGCATCGGCAGGGTCAGCATCGTAGGCTAATACATACGTAGAATCTTGCTTGAATAAAAGAAGGTTATCATTATAAACAACGATATCTAGTAACTTCTGCCCATCGCCCTTATTGATGTAAACACTAATAGGGAAAGATGAGAAGTTAGCAGGGGCCGAGCCCTTAAGCAGCGAAGCGTCAGATCCTGTTTTCTCCACATTAGGAACAATAAATAACCGTTCCTTATGAACTACCGCAGCACCACCACGAGGAATAGCAGCTATGGTAGAATAGGTCAAAGAGTCGTTTAATGACCCTCCATCTGTAGCAGAATCAGAAGTAGCAATAATATAAGCAGTATTATCATACTGAACCATAGCAGTTGCTTTAAGGGTGCCTGTACCCCCAATTGCTGTCCATGCACCACTCTCATAAGACCAAAGTGAAGTAGAATTAATCCCAATGAGTCTAGTATGAGCATCAGTAATATACCAACCTAGCAATGTCATACCTACACCAGAGCCTGGACTGGCTAAATCAAAGAAGGGTGGGCGTGCAACATACGATCCATCAAGGTCTAATTCTGCATTGACAACATCAAGTAATTCCGTATCCTGTAGCGCAGTAGGATCGGAAAGATGATTAATACCCCCAGCAAAAGGGCCAAGACGAATCGGCTCACCAGGCATTACATATCATCCAATAACACTGTGATGGTCGGATACGTTTCCCGCTCTACAAATTCTTCCCTGGACTTCAAGATGTCTAATCCATCATTGAATTGAGATTGCTTCTGATTTGAGGCATCCCAATCCTCATCCGTCTCGTATGCCTGCTGTAGCACATACTCAACAACTCGATTATGGTATTCCTCAGAAAATGGGATAGTATCAGATAATGAATCAATAGCAGCGGGACGTTGGATATAGAGAATCTTAATCCCATTAGTAATACTCGTATCTGGTTTAGGATATAGCGTAAATTCAGTACCCCAACGAGTCCACATATAAGGAGTACCAGTCTGAATTTCCTCAGGATCGTTAGCATTTACATAGGTGTCATATTCAGTACGCTTCATAAAAGCAATTTTTAGATTATCATAGTAGATAGTCTGCATTGCAAGCATATCAACAGGAAAGGGATAGGTATTGTCCCCAGCCACTGCATTTATAAGAGCCGATGCTTGAAGAAGACTATTCTTGACGGCAATTTCGCGTACGCCATCGTTGATCCAACGCATGATGTCGTCTTGAGTAATTTGAACCGATGCCTCGTCGCCAAATTGACGAAGCACGCGAGTTACAACATCTTGGACATTCATTTCGGAATAATCTTCCCATTGTGTCGGAACCTATGCAGAGGCGATGAGGCAACAGTTTTAATGAAGTCCTTCCTGAATTCAGCAGCATCTTCTAATTCCTTGCGGCGTACTGCTGCTAAAGCCCGCTCCTCGGCTTCGAGATTATCTAGAACCTCATTCTTTGTTGTATCCGCAGCATAGATTTTAGCAAGAACTCGATGGTCTAATTCTCCCTGCTTAATAAAGAACATAATATAAGGGGGATTGTTGACTGGATTATGGCGGACAGCATAGGGAGCCTCATTCTTATTCTCTGTACGCTTTTCCGGAGGAATCCATACAAGTTCAAGTTCAGGGTTGTATTCATTAATAAGTTCAGCGATACGGGTATGCTTCTCATCTACCCAATATCCTTGCTCAGTCGGTGTCAGCACTATAGTCCATTCCAATATACAAACTCGCGGTCACGTAATGAACCCGCAGGTACTAATTGTACATCATAAAACGCCCATTCCAGGTCTGCTAATGAACGTCCCGATAATCCTGTCTGAGCCTGCCAGTAGACTCGTTGATGATCACTAATACTAAAGGAACTAGCAGGAGCCAGACCACTCAACCCTGCATAGTAACTACGCATGAGGTCTGAGATTGTTCCTTGTTGTCCAGTTAGAATCTGTAACTTGGCGAGTTGCAGATCAGCAATACTCATTATACCTCCCGGCTGCACGCCACCCAAAACCACGTTTTCTGCGACCATACTCAAGAATGCATTATCAATGAAGATATTATGAACTTGAGTAAGGTTAACATTGTCCGCAGTCATGGCTAGAACAGCATTAGCAATGATTAGATCAAGTTCCTGAGACAATGTTAAATTATCAGCAGTTACAGGAATATCAGCATTTTGAATAACTAAGATATGTTCCTGAGTAACATTTAAATTATCTGCTATCATAGCAATATCAGCATTTGAAATTGCTAAATTAGCCTCAGTATTTAAAACAACATTCTCAGCAGATACACCTAAAGATGCATCTTGAATAACTAACTGGTGAACTTGAGTAAGGACAACATTTTCAGCAGAAACACCCAGAGAAGCATCGGCTACAGCCAATTGATGCTCTTGGGTTAGAACAACATTTTCTGCTGATACGCCTAAGGAAGCGTCTGCCGGTGCTAATGTAGGGGTGGTTACACCAAGGATTTCGATAGCATGACATCTAATAGCAGCGCCGCCAGCACCCGTAGTACCATAATTCCTAGTACCAGCAGCCTGTCCTAGCCAATAATGAGAGTTTTCTGTATAGTTAGCATCAGCAGAGTTTTCTACAGTATTTGCTCCACCAGGGGTTGGAGTTCCAACCGTTCCAGCATCAAAGTCATAAGAAGCAAATCCTACGAAACTATTAGCATCTGCTGCTATAGAGACGACTTGAGTACTAGATGAAGTATAAGAAGTCCCAATATTACCAGTACCACCAGTACTGGCACCAGGTACTTGTATTGCCCAGGCGTGCCAAGTACCAGGAGTTCCACCGGACCTAGTAAGTGTAATAGTTAATGTGTGACTTCCTGCGCCCGTAATTGGTACTTTATAAATACCTAACCAGTCATCATTTGTTCCACTAAGGTCTTCTGTTTCATTTACAACAGTACCGATAGACCCTGAGGAGGTAATGACAACATCTGTGATATCATTAGAAGAACCGAACTGGTCGCCACCAGCAAACACCCAAACAGTATCTCCATTGGCTAATCCGGTAAGAGCAATAGTCTTAGGATTGGCTGTACTTCTAGCAGATTCGACTAGTTGCTTGACATTTGGTCCGGCTTTAGGACAAACAATCTCAGCAAAAGCTAATTGGGCTGCACCTTGAGAACCATTTGGACCATTAACCCAGAATTCTCCTCGACCTCCGGAGGCCATTGAGCCAGTACCACCCTGACCAGCGGCATCATCGATCCATAGAGTAATTCTAAGACGGTCACCATCAGATAAGGTAGTATCAGTTACATTTGCAGCGGAAACAGAAATCGTATCAGCAGAGCCACCAGCAGTGGTGCCCATTTCAGCGGCACCATGATTAACGGTTTCATCTACAATTGTTGATTGAACTGTACCATCACCAGAAGTTCTTTCAATTCTAATAGTGGGAGCAACATTGTTGGCTGTAGCATTCTCACGATCCCATAATGAACAAGTAATAGCACCAGCAATAGTCACTCCCCATAACTCAGGAGTGTAGAACGATACTGCCGTTCCATCTGTTCCAGCGGCACCATCCGTCATTTGCAATGGAGCAGTTGGGCCAGTAACACTGTTTTTATTGAGATGGGTTGCAGAAGCGCCAGGTGTAAAGTCCGCTTTCCACTTTGTACCTGAGCCTGCTGTTACACCCGAATCTGCGGCAGCAGAGGTAAGATAGATATTCGACATACCTACCCCTTATGTTGGATCGCCAGTCTCAATCTTCCACGCTGGGAAGTTAACAGTATTGGCAGCGGTTAGTGCCTGAGAAGTACAAGTGGTAACGAATCTAAGACTAGAATCAGCAGTTCTAATCAAGGCAATATGAGTAGCAGTACCAGAAGTATCAACTGTGACTCCATTCTTTGCAGCCATAGTAACTTTTCGACCACTGGTAGTCCCATCTGCTTTAGTATAATCAGTATCAGGAGTCATGGCCGCATCGGCTAGAGCAAAGGTAGCATTGGCCTCAGTAAAAGTAGTTGGTTGAGCAGAGCAGGCAACCTGCTTATCGCACTGGTCAATTACATCAGCCGGTGCATCAAGAACAGCATCAGAGGCTGACTTAGCCATGACCAGGGCTCTCCGCTTCGTTCTTTAAAGTACTATTGTGGATATCTAATGTAACCTCACTAACCTGAGGCTTAGAAATGATTTCCTCATCATTAACTGGATCGGCCCAACCTACAGCACAGAAATAATATCCAAGGTGCTCCTGGACATCAACCTCGACATCTTTTTCAAACTTATCCCTCTCATGGAGGAAAGTTTGATTAGGCTTAATACGCATTTGATTCTCCAAATACAATAGGGCTACAGGGCCACTCAAACCCTGTAGCCCTATTATGAGGGGCAGATCGTTTAGCCTTCAATTAAGTCGTCAAGGAGACCATGAGAGTTACGACGGTGCGTACCAATCTCCGCGTACATAAACATCCGAGCCTCGT